ATCATGGTCAAGCAGTTAAAAAACCGGTATAATGATCCAACATTATATAAGCGGTTTATGATTGGTATTGATCGTGCGAAGATGCGACTTTATGACTTAGAGGATATTGCGCAAAGTAACCTAGCTGATTCTGGTCAAGCGGATAATGAGAACAGCAATTTTGGTATGTCTAAAATGTTTAAAACTAAGGATTTCTCCGGCATTAAAGTATAAATAAAATAAAAAGGAGGTCCTATGTATCTTGCACCAGCAATTGATCAAGTTTTAGAGGATAAGAAATCTAAGCTTTTAGGACGACCTACTTATTATCAAATCGCCGGAACTCTGACTCGCGGTTACAAAAAAGCCGATATACCATTTAAGTTTAGATTTGAAACTTTTGATGATTACGGGCCTGATGATTTTTCAGTATCCGGTCTATACGACATGGAGGAAGATGTTAAATACATCATACTTAACTTCCCCAAAGAACAAAGAAAATTCAATCTCACAAATGAAATTTGGAGAGATTTTAAATTCGCTGTGTCTCAAGTCTGCCAACACGAAACAATTCACGAATTACAATGGCAGAATAGAGAGACAGATGGAGAACCATGTGCAATAGATTTCCGTAACTTAACAGGTTCAATATCGGAAGAAAAAGAATATCTTGCAGACATCGATGAAATAGATGCTTACGGTCACGATATAGCGATGGAGATACGGTTCTGTTATCCTAAAAAAGACCCTTACGAAATTTTAAGAACTATTGATACTAGAAAGAAACTTTGGTCGTATAATTATTATAAAAAAATATACAAAGGAGATGATTGGTCCAAGATAAAAAAGAGACTTCTAAAGAAAACCTTTCAATGGATGCCTCATGTTACTGTATAATCTGAAAGGTTTAAATGAACGATGTTGTTCTAACAGGGGGAGATATAATTCAGATAGCCCTCATGCTCATAGCCTGTTACGCTTGTTACTGGAAGGGAAAATATGAAGGTATTGAAGAAACCGTAATAGAATTAATTGATAGAGGGTTACTTGATGCAGAAGACCTAGAAGAAGAGCCGTAAGGCTCTTTTTTTATGACGTAACGACCATCCAAAAGTTGCCAGTAACACCGAAATAGGTTATAATAACATATGTTCAAAAGGAATACATTATGACTCAAACTAATTCACGTGCTCGCATTAAGCAAGATACGGTAGGAGAAGATGGTATGAAGTTTTTGTTTAGTCAGTATCAGTCTGCAACGCTTGAAGGTTTTCGAGTTATTTGTAAAAGTCTGATTGAAGAGTCCTCAGGTAAACGTACAACCAAAGATAAGTTCATCTACGAGTTAGATCGAGCAACGTCTAAGGATGTAATGGTTACCAAGGTAACCAACTATCTTATGGCAGGTCAAGGCCTAGGCGTCTGATAGTATTTTTTATATTATGAAAGGTATTGATATGTTTACAGTAGCAGGAGTTTCCCGTAACAACGGGGTGATTAAAGTTCGTTTCTGTTCTGATAAGGTTCTTCGAATTAAGAACTTGCAGAAGCAAGGTGATACGGATATCGATTTGATTGAGCTTCCCAAGCCCATGACTAAACCAGAAGCATGTCAGTTTCTTTTGGACCAAGATCAGTTCGCATCTTATGCGTCCGATATTATCGAGATTTTGGGAAAGAAAGAGTTGACTAAATCTGTGAAACAGCCTATAATTAAGGCTGTGAAAGAGGAAAAAGTCGATCTAGAACTTGAATCAATTAAAGAACTAGCTGAAGCTTGATCGTCTGTTACGAGAGAGAGACCACCGCTCTCGTAACTTTTTAAATGGTGGGGCATTTCTATATTAAGGAAATATTATGTCTTTGCAAAACTCAGTACTTAAGACTCTCAAGTCTGGCCGTCAATTTACCGCCGGTCAAATGGCAGGTTTGTTTGGTACTACAGAAACCTCTGTGTCCGCTCGTATCTCCGAGTTGCGTGCACAAGGTTATTCCATCTATAGCAACACTGCTAAGAATGGAAAAACTGCATACCGTTTGGGTACGCCCTCACGCCGTATGATTGCCGCTGCTTACGCTGCAGCTGGTAGCTCAGTTTTTAACTGATGTGAATTGATCGGTCTCTCCTAAGGGACGCCGGATATCGTAACCGGCATTAATTTTATTATGGAGACGTTATGCCTTTATTTGTTGTAGATGCTATTCAAATGTTTCGCACCAGATACATCATTGAATGTACAGAAGCCGAGCACGCCGCTGATACGGTTACTATGAACGAGGCTGATCAGTACAGTCAAATGGATCTAGGTGAACGCATTCTAACTACTAAAGAGATTACTTACGAAGAGTTTCGTAAGATGAATAAAGATATGGAAAATGGTCACGGTGATGGGACTCCTTATCAAGCTGAATCTGGATCACCTTGGATGGGTGAGAAAATGATTCATAAGGTGGTATATTAATTGTTATGAATATAATTGAAAGACATAAATCTGCTAAAAGAATCTTTGATCCCTCGGTCAAGGCTGATCGCGAAGATTTTAAATACTTCTTACTTAACGGCAAATGGAAGAATAATATTTGTCCCTTTCTCCTAGACTGGCCTCACCTTACGGTACCGGATATGATTAAGGATCGAATAACCAGGCACACCCTACATATCTAACCCCTTTCTAGGGGTTTTTTTATTGTATAAATATAATAAAATACAAAAGAGGTTGTAAATGGGTATCAGTAGCAATGCGCAGTTAGCAGAAAAAATAGCTTTTGAAAAGCTTTCTAAAAAACTAGGCAAGACAACTGCGTTTGCGAAACCTGCCGGCTTTGATACCGGTTTTCCAGATTTTGGTATTAGAATGATTATTGATGGAAAAAAAGTTGATTTACATATTGAATATAAAGCTGATGCAAAAGCTCAAATGGGTTCGATGAGAGACTGGGTATTTGATGGTACAAGATTTACTACACCTGATAGTACATCAGATGAAAAGAAGGACCTCGTTGATATTATGAATTCTTCACCTGAATGCATAAAGAACGGTAAACGTCTTTTAGGTGATTTTAAAAAATATGCTGATAAAAAAATTACCAAGATATACTCAGGTATGATGACTATTGAAAAAGATCAAAAAGAAAGACGCCGTAAGCTTGAGAGCTTTGCTGCTAATACTAACAACTATCAATTAGCTAAAATACAAGATTCTACCCTTGGTAAAAAAATTATAGAACATTACGAAACTAAGTTTAAAAAGTCAAAGAACTCTGATGCTGATTACAGCATGCTTATGATGATGATTGACGATGAAATATGGTTTATTGAGGACATTGGTACAGCGACAAGAGAAGTAAAGCAAGGAATACTAGAAAGATTTGGCGCTAAGTCAATACCGGTATTAAGTAATCTAGGCGCAGCATTAGAAGTAAGAATTCAACCTCGTGGTTTAAGTGCACCTGATAAGCCAGTTTCTATTGACGTAATGTCCAGTTTCAGACTATCAGGTAAACCCTCTAACGGGCTAAAAGTCATATGATGCAATTTAACTTATATCTTACTGAAGCTTCAGAAGAAAAATTAACCCATTTAGAGCATGCCGAAGACCATGTTATTAATGATGGTATGGAGGGCTTTGCTCACGCCTACCATAACTTAGAAGACGTTAAAGATCAGGTTAACGGTAAGAAGAACAAGACCAAGATTGCTACAAAATACGATGGCTCACCATCTATTGTATTTGGTCATCATCCAGAGACAGGGGCATTCTTCGTTGCATCTAAGTCGGTGTTTAATAAAGACCCCAAGTTAAATTATACACCAGAAGATATCGAAAAGAATCATGGTCATGCACCGGGTCTAGTTCAGAAGTTAAAACAAGCATTAGAGCATCTACCTAAAGTAACACCTAAGACCGGAGTATATCAGGGCGACGTAATGCATTCGGGTATTAAGTCTAAAACTAACCCTCATGGTGATGTTGTAAATGAAGGTGGTAAGTATCACTTCAAACCTAATACCTTAACATACTCAACCCCTCATAGTTCTGCAGAAGGTAAGAAGGTTGCTACTTCTAAGTTTGGAGTAGCCGTTCATACAGCTTACGAAGGTAACACGTTAGCTGGAATGAAAGCCCAATACGGTGCTGATCTATCTCACTTCCCTAAGCACCCAGACGTTCACGTTATAAGTACCGTTGATGATGTTCATAAGGCTGATCTCAATACAAATCAGTCACATACATATGATCATCATATGGAACAAGCTAAACAAGCCTTTAACAGTACCGATAAGAAACATTACGGGGCTATAGAAGGTCATCAAGAACATTTAAAAACTTTTATTAATAAGACCGTAAGAGATGGTACTAAGCCATCAGTTCAAGGTTACGCTGAACACCTGAGAGACCGTCACCTTAAAGATATAGCTAAGGTTAAGACTGCAAAGGCAGTTGGTACAAAGACCGATAAAATGCAAGAAGATCTAGCCCATGTAAATAAGCATTCCGATAAGTTTCAGAAGATCTTAGATATGCATCACCACCTACAGGCTGCTAAAGATCAATTAGTACATTCGTTGTCTGCTAAACCTAAGTTTGAACATTCAATACCTGCACCAGGATCAACTAAGATTACCGGTGGTACACCGGCTAAACCTGAAGGCTTTGTCGTTATCAGAAATAACAGACCGACTAAGTTTGTAGATAGAGCAGAATTTAGTAGAGCTAACTTTGCCTCTAGACCAAGGTAATTCTCAACCGCCCACATAAAGATTATACACTCAAGGCAACTAAAAATCCATGAAAACTTTTAAAGATTTAAGAGAAAAATGCTGGGATGGATGGACTCAACAGGGCATGAAAAAGAAGGGTAACAGAATAGTACCTAACTGTGTTAAGGTATCTGAAAACTTTCAAGACGGCCGTAACCCGCAGGATAAGGGTGATATGGCAAGACATGGCCTCAAGGGTAAATCTATTACGCAACTAAAAAAAGTTAGATCATCTAGTTCTGCAACACCTAGAGAGAAGCAATTAGCCCATTGGCGTATTAATATGTCACTAGGTAAAAAGAAAGATAAATAAACGGTTAAACTAACTAATTCATATGGACTTTATAGACTACTTAACAGAAGCACCGGAAAAACACGGTGTACTTGCGTATGGCCGTATGAATCCACCCACTGCTGGGCACGAGCAGGTTATTAATAAAGTTCACGAAGTTGCTAAAGAACACAATGCTGCTCATAAAGTAGTTCTATCTCATTCTCAAGATAAGTCTAAGAACCCGCTACCGGCTGATGTTAAGGTAAAGCATGCACAGCACGCCTTTCCGGGTACTAATATTGAAGCAGCTTCTAAAGAGCACCCTACCATTTTGCATCATGCAGCTGCAATGGCAAAACAAGGTGTTAAGCATTTACATGTAGTTGCTGGTTCAGATAGAGTAGAAGAGTACCATAAGTTACTGCATAAGTATAATGGTGTAAATAGCGCACATGGTAGCTATAATTTTAAATCTATCAAAGTACATTCGTCAGGTGAAAGAGATCCTGATGCAGAAGGTACTTCAGGGGTATCAGGTACTAAGATGCGCGAGCATGCCTCGGCAGGTAGAAAGAATAAATTTCATGCCGCGTTACCTTCCAAGATGAAGCCAGAGCACAAAGATGCTTTGTATCACGATTTAAGACATCACATGGGTATTCAAGAGGCAGTAGCACCCGGTTCACAAGGTGAGGTTAAGATTTCTAAATACGAATGGGGTACCCCAGAAAGCACTAAAGAGATGAAGCGCATTACCCCCGGAGAAAGCAAGGTCAAGTCAGAAGCTAAAGAAGCCGATTATGGTGCAGCTTTTCAAGATATGGTAAAAAGAGTTAAGGTTAAAGCCCACCAGGGACCTAAAAAGACAGTTTTTGTCCCTGCAAAGTATGGTACCGGTGGTGTTTATAAAGTAGTCCCAGTAAATAAGGTAAAAGAGTCTGTAGAGGTAGAACCTATGCAATTTGAAGCAATAAGAATCCCATATCTTTTAATGAACGCAGATCAAAAGCGCGCATTATTTGAGGAGGTGGATCAATTAGAATTTGACGGAATTCAGACTAAAAACTTAGATATATGTCCAAGTGCTTATAGAGAATTTAAAAAATTAATTGAAACTGCTAGAGCAGGTGAGCGCATTGGAGAGCCTACTGGTCATAATGCACCTTCAAAGGCTGTTCAAGATGTAGAGGCAGGTATTGCCTCTAAGCCTTCTACTCTCCGCAAAATGCAATTTAGACAATATACAGGACTCTAATGTTAATAGATGAATTAAAAAAAGTGCATGCCGATGCATTTACGTTTTACCTGAAGACTCATTTCTACCATTGGAATGTTGAAGGTCCTAACTTTCCTCAGTATCACGATTTTCTTCAAAATCTTTATCAAGAAGTTTTTGCCTCGGTTGATTCAATTGCAGAACTAATTAGAACGTTAGATTCTTATACACCAGGTACACTTACAAGGTTAAAAGAGTTAACATCTATAGAAGAAACAGACGATGTACCTGATGCAAAAACTATGATGTCCAGATTACTTCAAGAGAATAATATTTTAAGAGCATCTCTTCTAACGGCATATAGAACTGCTGAATCGACAGGTGAAGTAGGCATTTCTAATTTTCTTCAAGATAGAATACAGGCTCACGAAAAGCATGCATGGATGTTAAGGTCAATACTAAAATGATAAACGATTTAAATATACAGCACGAATTATTAAAGACAGCATTAGAATCTACTGATGCCTATTTGGGTATTGAAAAACAAGCGCTAGCCGCTAAAAAAGCTACTCCAATGATGATACATGATTTTACGTATCATATGTCGCGTACTCATGATGCATTACAATCACTAGGTGTTCTTAATATTCACCAAGATTATATGACCAGTCATGTTGAAACAATGAGTAAACTTTTTGGTGATGATGATAAAAACTTAGGAGACATGCCTTACGCCCATCTGCCTGCTGCAGACTTTAGTGGCATGGATGAATCTAAAAAAGTATCAAATAAACAGGAATCCGTTGTAGCTTCTTTTGCAAACTTTATTGCAGAAAAAAGAGAAATGTTTAGTGAGAATGATATCAACGAAATGGTTGACTCATTAACATGGGAAGACATTGTTGATCTTTATCCAGAAGAAGATCTTATTGAAGAAGAAACTGAACAATTAGATGAAAAGATTTCTGCACAATCTAGACTTAAAAGACGTCAAGGTTTTGCAAGAGGTAAGACTAAAAGAAATACTTCAAAAGGTATTAAGTTAAGAAGAGCCTCCACACCTGCAATACTTCAGAAGAGAGCTCAATTAGCAGCACGACGTGCTATCTACCAACGCCTGTTAAGAGGTAGAGATAAGTCTTCTTTATCCGCATCTGAAAAAGACCGGGTAGAGCAACAAGTTAAGAGTATGAAGAATATACAAGTTAGTATTGCAACCAGAATGGTACCTAAGATGCGCTCTATTGAACAGAAACGTCTTGCCAATTATAGAGGCACCGCAAAAAGATGAAAACGTTTTTCATGTTAAGAGAAGAGAATGCCTGTCCTATCTCTACTCGCGATGTACACATTAACGTTAAAAATCGCCAGCATGCAATTGACGAATACCATTACGGTCCAGCTAACCCAAATGAACCAGGTGACCATTGGGACAAGTTAGCTGAAATATGGGATATTAGTTCTGATACTGCCAAGACTATGAAGTGCGAGAATTGCGCTGCTTTTGATGTATCAGATAGAATGCGTAAGTGTATTGAAGACGGTATAGTTGCTGACGATGTTGGTAATAACGCAATGCAAACAATTAAGCAAGCTGATTTGGGTTATTGTAACCTTCTTCACTTTAAATGTGCAGGAACCAGATCATGTTCTATTTGGTTAACGAATGGGCCTATCGTTAAGTCATGAATAAGCTTTACTTGACTCAAAATAAAATTGAGTCAACAGGGTGGTATAATAAACCATGTAATAAAAGTTTATTATCAGATAACCCTACCTATTTAATGGGACCTAATGGGTTTGAATTGACAGAGTTAGAGATAGAGTTAGTTAAATCTAAC